CAATGCAGCAGGTGCAATTACAGCAGGAATCAACGGTACCATGCCGGTGATTGGCGGTGCAATTGAAGTGCTGAACTTTATTCCGGATGATGTTATCATTGGTGGTTACGGTGATTTGTATCTGCTTGTAGAACGTGCAGGTACTTCGCTTGCACAGTCTGAACACGTCCGTTTCTTAGAGGAACAGACTGTATTTAAGGGCAGTGCAAGATATGATGGTGTTCCGGTTATCGTGGACGGTTTTGTAGCAATCGGTATTGGCGGCTCAAAGCCCACAGCAAATGCAGTAAGCTTTACGGCGGATGATGCAAATTCTGCTTCTGATGCATCCGAGGAATAAGCAAATAGGAGGTGGCAGGCTTGCTTGATAAGGATATTTTAACCGTTTTAAAAACGGATTTACAAATTAGTGCCACGGCATATGATAACTATTTGTCGAATCTGATTGAGCTTTCAAGGTCTGCCATCTGCCGGGAGGGCATCATCCTGGAGGATACCATCGAGGACGGTATGCTGGTAGAAATGTATGCGGCATACCTTTACCGGAAGCGTAGAGAGGAAACGGTGGCAATGCCACGCTCTCTGCGTTATGCCCTCAATAACCGCTTATTCAGTCAGAAAGGGAGTGCGGAGTGATGGATGGTATTGCTTATCTGATTCAGTCGGGAGGCTATATCGAGGATGAAATCGGACAGCGGCTTCCGGCAGAGGAAATCCGTACAGAAATTTTTGTTTCGGTTGCATCTGTCAGCCGTTCTGAATTCTTTGGTGCCGGGAAAACCGGACTGACACCGGAGTATGTTCTAAAAACCGTGTCTGTGAATTATTCCGGCGAAAAGGAACTTGAATATGACGGTGAAAGATATGCGATTTACCGGACATTCTCTCCGTCCGATTCTGATGAGATTGAGCTTTATATCAGCAAAAAGGTGGGTGTGATATGAGCATTGGTATTGATGAGCTTTCAGAGGCAATCATGAAGGAAATGGAAGCCTACACACAAGAGGTCGAATCTGTGACCGGTGAAAAACTGGATGAAATTTCAAAACAGCTTGTATTCAGTTTGCGAAATAACCCGAATATCCCGGTGAGAACAGGAAAGTACAAAAAAAGCTTTTACTTTAAAACGGTTGCAAAGGGTAGGGGGTATCATAGAAATGTGATAGCAAACAGGCGGTATTATATGACGCATCTTTTGGAAGATGGTCATGCAATACATGGCGGCACATCCAGAACAAATAAACATCCTCACTGGTCCGAGGCAGAAAAGTTGGCAAAAAAATTACTGGAGGGATTCAGTTTATGACAATCGCAACATTTGCAAATGAGATAAAGACCTTGGGGATTCCGGTTGCGTATGGCGTGTTTGAGGAAGCACAAAAGCCTCCATATATGCTTTATGATATGGATGAGCATGATTCGGTTTTTGCTGATAATATCACATATGCAGAGGGCGAACACTATCGCCTTGAACTGTATACGCAGTACCGGGATTTGAAGCTTGAAAAAGCAATTAAGGAATTACTGACAAAAAACGAAATCCCGTATGAAATGACGGGGAGTTACCTCTCTGACGAGAAGCTCAGAGAGACTGTATTTTATTTTTCTTTGTGATAAGGAGGAAAACAAATGGATAAAAACAAAATTACTTTTGGATTAAAAAATGTATATTATGCAAAAATTACTGCAGAGGGAACTGATGGTGTAGAATACGGAAAACCGGTTCCGATGCCGGGCGGTGCAAGCATTTCGCTGCCGAAAAACGTTGAAAAGATTGCAATTGCGGGAGATGATGACCCGGAGTATGTAGTTATCTATGACAACAAGGGCTATGAGGGGGATTTGGTGCTTTATGATGTTCCGGATTCGTACCTCACAGATTGCTTAGGCATGACCGTGGATGGAGATACGGTCGTTGAGAATAGGAAAGACAGACCTTCCCCGTTTGCATTGCTGTTTGAGTTTGACGGCGACAAAAAGAAAAAGCGTCATGTTTTATATAGATGTATGGGAGAGAAGCCGGATATTGCATCCCAGACAAATGGCAACGGTGTAAATCCGAATCAGGTAACCTTGAAGCTTTCTGCAACTCCGGCAAAGAACACCGGGGATATCAAGAGAACCTGCCTGCAATCTGAAAACGAGGTTTATAACAAATGGTTTGATGCCGTACAAGTAAGCGGAACATCTACGGCAGAGTAATTTGAATGGGGTCGGGGAGCTTGCTCCCCGAGTTCACTATAGGAGGTAACATATGGAAAAACAAATTATTATTGACGGAAAAAAGATTAAATTGGAAACAAATGGGCTTGTGCCTTTTATTTATAAAAAACATCTTGAACGGGATTTTTTTGATGATGTATATACGCTGTCGACCGGGGCGGCGGATATCGAAATTCTTTATTATCTGACATGGGTCTTTGCAAAAACGGCAGACAGCGAGCTTCCGGATTTGGAAACATGGTTTTCTTCTTTTACTGCCTTTCCTGTCAGAAAGTATATCAATGAATTGGTATCGTTATCGGTTGCAAGCTTATCTACGGGGGAAAAGAAAGAAAAAAAACACAAAGCAACGGAGGAGAACGATTAACCTATGAGCTTTATGCTATGCTTGTAAGAAAAATCGGATTCTCTGTTGCTGATTTAAAGTTTTTCAATATCGGGAATTTGATAGATATTATGTGTGAAATGTTTGGGCTTTCCGAACAGGAGGCGACACAGGAGGATTTTGATAATTTTTAAAAAAATTTAAAAAAAACCAAACTTTCAAAATCTGATGTTATCCGAATGGGAATTGATAAGATTTATAATGAAATCAAAAACAAAAAATAGAATTTTTACCACGTTCTTTGTGAGCGTGGTTTTTTCGTGCAAAAAAATAAAAAGGAGGCGATGCTATCGTGGCAGGAAAAATAAAGGGAATCACCCTTGAAATCGGCGGTGACACAACGGGGCTATCAAAAGCTCTTTCTGATGTCAATAAAAAAACAAGAGATGTCCGCTCTGAATTAAGAGCAGTAGAACAGGCATTAAAATTAGACCCGAAAAACACAGAAATTCTTGCACAAAAGCAGAATCTTCTTGCAAAGAATATCGAGACCACCGAAACAAAGTTAGAGGCGTTAAAGAAAGCAAAGGCCGATGTAGATAAGCGAATGGCAAGCGGTGACACGCAAACGAGTGCGGAGCAATATCGGGCGTTGCAACGTGAAATTTTAAAAACCGAAAAGGCATTAGAAGACTTGTCAGACGAAAGTGAGAAAACCGGCAAGGAATTAAAGAGCATCGGCACGACCGGCAAGAGTGTTTCGGAATTAAAATCTATCTTTGGAACGGTGGCAAAGGGAGCGGCTGGTTTTGGTGCGGCAGTAGTTGGTGTAGCTGCAGGTCTTTCGCAGTTAGAGGCAGAGACGAGAGAGTACCGGGAGGATGTAAACAAATTAAATGCCGCATTTGTAGCAGCGAAAAAAAGTCCGGAAGATGCAAAGAAAGCGTTTTCGGACTTTTATGGTCTTTTGGGAGAAGATGACAGGGCAATTGAGGCGGTCAACCATCTTGCCGAACTGACAAATAATCAAAAAGAGCTTTCTGACTGGACGTTAATCGCAGCAGGTGTCAATGCAAAATTCACGGATTCATTGCCGATTGAAGGCTTGACCGAAGCCGCAAACGAAACTGCAAAGGTCGGACAGGTTACAGGTGTTCTTGCCGATGCGTTGAACTGGGCAGGAGAATCTGAAGATAAATTCAATGAAAAGCTTGAAAAGCTCAAAACCGAGGAAGAAAGAGCTGCATTGATTACTGAAACCTTGAACGGACTGTATGCAGAGACCGGAAAGCAGTACATGGAAATGAATGCGTCTACGATTGCAAACCGTGAGGCTCAACAGCATTGGAACGACACAATGGCAAAGGTCGGTGAAATTGTTGCACCTGTAAAAGCACAAATCATTGAATTTGGAGCAAAGCTTCTGGATAATGTGGTGACAACCATTACCGCAAAGAGTGAAACAGAAAAGCTTGTTGAAGCTATCAGGGCTGAAAATGAGGCTTACAGAGAAGCAAAAATTGCACAGGAAGAAAAAACCTCTGCCGCTGTTGCGGAAATTGATTACACAACACGATTGTATCATGAGCTAAAAACACTTGCTGATGAAAACGGGAATGTGAATGAAGCAAATAGGCTTAGAGTGGAATATATTCTCGGTGAATTAAATGAAGCACTCGGGCTTGAATTAAAGCTCACCGGAGACCAAATAAAAGGATATCAGGATTTGAGTAGTTCCATTGAGGAAATGCTTGCAAAAAAACGTGCTGAAATCATTTTGGCAAGTCAGGAAGAAAGCTATAAGGCGGCAATTGTCGCTATTGATGAAAAAAGAGCGAAGCAAAGCGAGCTTTATATTAAGATTTTAGAAAAAGAAGCTCAGTATGAAAAACTTGCGGCGGAGAAAAACAAGGCTGGTGCAGTAGACAGAGCAAAAGCAATGTCTCAGATTCGGGGTGAGTTAGCAGAACTACAGGCAGCCTATGAAGAAAACGACACAGTTATCAATGAGTATTACGGCAATATAGCAGATTATGAAAGTAATTATGCTGCTTT